CAGTTGACTTGTACCGCGAACTACGCCAAGAAGATAGATACCCAGGTGGATTAGTTCCTTGGACATATCTTGCTATGCCAGCGCTTTTAACAGCGCACGAAGACCCTGATAAGTGGGAAACCCTCTGGCCTTACTCAGATGCACCCTTTGATGGACAAGAAGATTCAGATAAGAACGAAGAAGGCCTCTACCCTCGCTGGTCTGGTCGTAACTTGTACAACGAACGCCAAGCTATGGATGCCTCTACCTGGGCGTTGGTCTACCAGCAGCAGGATATATCTGAAAACTCAGCCTTTGACCCGGTATGTGTTCGCGGCTCCATTGATGGAATGCGAAAGTCTGGTGCATTAGTTGCAGGACACCCCGGTCACCCACGAGATCTATCAGGTTTTTCCATTATCTGCGGTCTTGACCCTGCAATGATTGGTGATACCGCAGCTGTTTGTTATGCGATAGATCGCAACTCGAACAAGAGGTACATAGTAGATGCTATTAAAATTAGTAGACCGTCTCCTGCCGACATTCGTGAGCTTATATTTAATTGGACTTCCCTATACGGCCCTTCTGAGTGGATCGTTGAACGTAATGCGTTCCAGTCTTTCCTCACACAAGACGAAGGAATTAAGCAACACCTTGCATCCAGAGGAGTAATCTTACGTGAACACCACACAGGAAACAACAAGTGGGACGCAGGATTCGGTGTTGCCAGTATGTCCACTCTGTTTGGAACGAAGCAGCACGATGGTAAGCATCATAGAGACAACCTTATCCATCTTCCTAGCGATCAAACAGAAAATGTCAAGGCGCTCATCGAGCAGTTAATTACCTGGACCCCTACTACTAAGGGTAAGACAGATATGGTAATGGCTCTGTGGTTCTGTGAGATCCGCGCAAGAGAGATGCTTAACTATGGTAAGTACGCATCCCACCATCTAAAAAACCCATTCCTATCTCGTGCAGAGATGGGCAAGCGAATAGTTGTCAACATAGATGAACTGATCGCAGAGAATAACCGTACGTTCATCTAACAAGGAGATAATCAAATGGCAAGATACATTGGAACAATGGAAGCCGATGCAGCAAAGAAAGCTGCAAAAAAGGCAGCAGCAAAGAAGGCAGCAGCAAAGAAGGCTGACCCTATGAAGGCATCAGCAAAGTCTCATCAAAAAGACCTAGCAAAAATGTCAGGCGAAACAGCAGGAAACAAGAAGTTTAAGGCTGATAAGAAGGCTGGCAAGATGTACAAGGAAACTGGAACAAATCCTGCATTTGCTGCTGGCAAGAAGGCTGAAAAGCGCACACTTAAGTCATTTAAGTAAGGACTAAACAATGCCAAATATGAAGAAGCCTGTTGCTAAGCCAACAGCCAAGCCAAAGCCAAAGGTAACTCCAAAGCCAAAGGCACCAAAGATGACACCACAAGATGCAGCTATGAAGAAGATTCTTGAAGGCAAGTACGGCAAGATCTATGGCTAAGACTATTAAGCAAAAGATTGCCAGCGCTAAAGCAAAACCATCAAATCTTAAAAAGACAAAAGAGATGGAAGTTGTTTCTAAAGGTGCTCTTACTAAAGCATCTAAATTGATTGTAAGTGCAGCTGACAAAGCTAGAGCAACCAAAAGAAACACTGGTGCTACAGAACAATCTATCCCAAGCAAGACACAAGCAGGAATTAAGTACACGTATGAAAAAGGTTTAGAGAAAGCAGCAAAGACTGCTGTTAAGCAAGGTCGTTCGGGAGATGTTCAACGCATCCGAGCAAGCCAAGCAGTAGATGCGTCAAAAACAGCTATGCGAGCCAAAATGATTGAGTCTCGCCTAAAGGCCAAGAAGAAGTAAGGAACCCCAGTGTTAACAACTAAAGAGGTCATTGCGAAGGTAGGTCGCCTTCAGACCAAATTCGCAGCACGTGATCAGCGTATGCGCGACGTGCTCTCGGTACGCCAAGGAGACATTAGCAAGGTTTATCCTTCTATGTTCTCAGAGGACTACCCAAAGCCTCTCGTTGCTAACTTCGTTGACGTTGCAGCACGAGACTTAGCAGAGGTGATGGCACCACTGCCATCATTTAACTGCGCTGCAGTCAATATGGTTTCAGATGCACAGCGTAAAGCTGCAGATACCCGTACTCGTATCGCCAATTACTTTGTTACAGCCTCTGATCTACAGATTCAGATGTACCAAGGTGCAGACTGGTTCAATACTTACGGTATGTTGCCAGCACTTGTTGAGATGGATTACGAGACTAACTCTCCACGTATCCGTTTGCTCAACCCATTTGGTGTCTACCCTGAGATTGACCGCTTTGGTCGCACCACTTCACTTACTCAGATAGTTGTAATGGATGCAGAATCCCTTGCATCACAGTATCCAGAGTTTGCACCACAGATTTTGCCACGCAACAACTACGTTCAAGGTTCACCTAACCTATCTGTTGTCCGTTACCACGACAAGGATCAGGATTTAATCTTTATCCCAGAGCGTAACAACCTAGTCCTTGCTAACCTACCTAACATAACTGGTAAGTGTTTAGCATCAGTTGCTATGCGCTCATCCCTAGATGGCGAAGCACGTGGACAGTTTGATGATGTGCTGTCAGTTCAGTTAGCCCGTGCTCGATTTGCAGTGCTACAGATTCAAGCAGCTGAAAAATCTATCCAAGCACCTATTGCTATCCCACAAGATGTGCAAGAGTTGGCACTTGGTCCTGATTCAATTATGCGTTCTGCTAACCCACAAGGTATTCGCCGTGTTCCTTTGGAACTACCACCTGGAGTCTTTACTGAGTCTGGTGTCCTAGAGCGTGAACTACGTATGGGTGCTCGTTACCCTGAGACTCGTTCAGGTGATATCAGCGCATCTGTTATTACAGGTCGCGGTGTACAAGCCCTACAAGCAGGATTTGATACACAGATCCGTGCAGCACAGGCACAGTTTGCTCGTTTGTTTACAGACCTAGTATCTCTTTGCTTTGAGATTGACGAAAGAGTCTTTGGTTCTATGACCAAGGAGATTCGTGGCGTTGATGACGGTACTCCATACTCAATGAAGTACGTTCCATCACGTGACATCAAGGGCGAGTACGGCGTAGATGTACGTTACGGCATTATGTCTGGTATGGATCCTAACCGTGCCATCATTGCATTGCTTCAGATGCGTTCAGATAAGCTCGTATCACGTGACTACGTGCGTCGTGAGATCCCTATGGAACTAAATGTTACCCAGGAGGAACAACGTGTTGATATTGAAGAGATGCGCGACTCTCTGCGTATTGCTGTTGCACAGTATGCACAGGCAATACCGGCTCTCGCGGCGCAAGGACAAGATCCAAGTCAGATCGTTAACCGTATCGCAGGTGTTATCCAGGGTCGTCAAAAAGGACTCTCACTAGAGTCTGTTATTGAAAAGGTCTTCGCACCTGAACCACAACCTGTACCAGCACCTGGTGCAGAACAAATGATTCCAGCAGCAGGTGCGGCCCCCGCCCCTGCCTCGCAGCAACCTCCACAAGAACAAGGCGGTATGGCCCCTGCTGCTGGTCCAGCTCAACGTCCAGACATTGCAGGTTTACTTGCATCCATCACAGGCGCAGCATAGGAGGAGGTGTAAAATGAAAAAAGGAACATTCGCAAAGGCAATTATGGCTAAGGTCGTAGAAGGCAAGCGAGATACTTCAAAGCCAGCAGGTCCAGGCAAAGTATCTTTTGGTATCGTACCAGCAGGCCGTAAGGGTACAGCTGTTAAAGTACGTAAGGGTAAGTAATAATTCAAATGAGAGGCGTGCTGGATGAGAAACGATGACGATTTTATACCTCGTCCAGTACGTCGCTCTGATTTTACAGTGATCTTTGCAGGCTTAGTACACAACCTAGCCTCATCATTTCACACATTTACAGAAGAGATATTAGAAATTTCTATCTATCACGCTAATCAAAAGACAAAGACAATGAAGGCTTGGGAAGATATGAGCCAAGACCTAGAGAAAATTCAGGAGGAAACAGATGGCTAGAGGTCCACTCGCCGGTGCTTCAGGTCCTGGTAAGTTTTCAAAGCGAACAGATTTACCTTCTGCCTATTACGGTGAAGGTGTAGAAACAGCAGCCATTAAATCAGGTGCGCCATTGGCAACCACTCCAGATGTGCGCCCATCACAGGCTCCAGCAGTACCTGCTCAAGAAGCAGTCACGCCACTATTTGCACCAACACAACGTCCTAACGAACCGATCACATCAGGTATTGATACTGGTGAGGGTCCAGGTTCTGAAGCATTGATGATGCGACGCAGCACAGAAAAACTTTCAGACATCTTGGTTAAGATGCTTCCATATGATACAGACGGCTCTATTAACATCTTGTATCAAGAAGCCATAGCGCGAGGTAACTAATGGCAGATAACCTAAAAGCAGCAGCTTTTGAGGCTAACCTGTCCAAATCAGAACTTGATAAGGTTGATGATTTTAGCAAAGCACTTGCTGTTCATAAGAAACTTAGCAGTGTCCCTTCTGCTGTAGCACAACAGCAGTACGCAACTCTTACACCAAAGCAACAGGCTAGCCTAAAGAAAAACTTTGGAACTGAATCTCCAGACCAGAAGCCTGATCGTGGTTGGTTATCTACAGCCTGGCACTATGCTGGCGAAGGACTTATGTTTGGTACAGAACTTGTAAACCGAGCATTTCGTACCGGAGCTATCGCTGTTATGGAAGGCGAAGATCTCAGCACAGCCTGGAAAGAAGCTGGCGCTAATGGAGAGAAGAAGTTTAATCCCAACCGTGTTGATGCAGCACGTCAAAAGTACGGCGATACAGCCGTTAATGTGGCACTTAAGATTGCTGAAGGAGTAAAGCCACAAGAACTTATGGCTACTGCTACTGAAGAAGAAAAGTACTTCCTTCAGATTGCAGATAAGACCAACTCTAAGGTACTAGGTATCAAGGACGAGGGCGAACTCACAGCAGCTCGTGATCTCTTTGACGATACTATTGCAGCAGTTAATGCTGCTAAGTACTCACCTGGTCGCTTACTTGCCAACGCAGTTGATGCGCTTATACCAGGTGACTTCTATGAGAATGGTTTCTTTTACAAGTTAACCTCTGGTACTGCCGATGCTCTCTGGCGTTTACGTACAGATCCTCTACTTCTTGTTGGTAAGGCTAAAAAAGTCTACGATATAAACAAGTATTCTTATGAAGTTATCCTTGATTCCGTCCGTAAGGGTGGAGTAAAAGCAGATGATTACTTTAATATGCCTACAACTCAAGCATTTTGGAATGAGTACGGTTCTAAGGTTGCTACATATAACAAGGCTTCTAAAGCAGGCGATAATCTAGCAGCAACCACAGCCCGTCGTGAGATGGAAGTAATGGCTCCTGAGTTTGGCTCAGCCGTTATTAAACTCTTTGCTAAGAACGATGTTACAGATGTTACTAGCGCAAAGGCATTCTTCCTTAATAGCGATGACGCATTTAAGTTAGTAGATGGAAAGATAGGCCGTAAGCGTTTTATTCTTCCTAAACTTGATGCTGGCCGTAAGACTCGAATAAAGACAGTAACTACAGCTAACAAAGTATTTAACCTTGACATTATCGGTCCATCTCTTATGGATGATATGTTCTTTGGAAAGCCAACAGATGCCGATGGTATCTATAAGGCTATTGTCGATACACCTGAAGAAGTTGCCAAAGCACTCAAAAGTTCTGGCAAAGGTACTCTTCGTTTTTCTACAGGTCAGATTCAACGTCGTATTGATAATACAAAGCGCAAGCTTGGTGCCATCCCGATGTTCAAAGACAACCTATTTGATGTTACAGCCAAAGATGCTGATACTCAGATCTATCGTCTTGCTGCAATGATTATGCCACAGCGTGAGTCACGTCTTATCGCTGAGACATTTGCAGGCACTGATGAGATTGGTCGCCGTAAGGAAATCTTCTACGGCCTATGGAATACTATTGCAGAGTTTCGTGGTCTTGATGCTACCAAATCTGGACAGATTATCGTTCGTCGCTTACGTGGCAAAGGTCAGGCTAAGTTCTCCGTATCACGTGTAGATGACTATTCAGAGTATCCAGTACTGCCATCTGAAATGAGTCCTGTTACTACGGCTCCATCTCTTATTGATATTGATCGTGCAGCATCACGTTCTGGTTTAGCACAACGTATGCTAGGTGTGGCTAATTCACAATGGGTAGACAATATGACCAATGCTTGGTCGTTCCTAACTCTTGCTGGTCCTCGCTATGCTATCCGTAACGCTGGTGAAGACTTAATGATTAACCTTGCTATGGGTAAAAGCGTGTGGGGTCTTGCTAAAAATTACCAACTTACTACACGTCTTAATACAGCCTTTAAGCAAGTTGAAGGTGTAAGCGCAACCGAAAAGTGGGCGTCTAATCCTCTTGGTATTATGATGCGCTTTGTTAATGGCAAAGAAGCACAGAAATATACAGATGAAATTGATGCACTTGAAAAGACTATTCGTGTAAAGCAGAAAGAAATTGCAGATCTTAGAAAGACTGTAACTACAAGCCGTGACCAAAATGTAGTAAGACAAGCCCAAGATAACCTAGATAAACTATCTAAGGAAATTGAAGGTGGAGTATTTCAACAGACTCAACAGATTTTTGCTCGCGCTTTAACTGAAGGCCGTGTCAACCGCTTACTTAAGTCTATGGGTCGTGAAAACCTTAACGCTGATGAGATTGCAGCACTATCAGACCAGGTTATTTATGGAAACATTGAGAACCTTATGTCTATGGTTTCTGAAGGTGGCCTCAACTTTGCCAATGGTGGAAACTACCTTAGCTATGCCTCTGATTTTGCAGAGCAGATGGGTGTTCGTGTAGCAGATCTGCGTATTGACCTAGATGGTCTTAATACCAAATATGCTCGTGCAGCAGGATCACGTGGATTCCGTGAAATTGGTCTTACTTCTGGTAACGAAGCATCAATGATTTCTTGGTTATTGCGTATTTCTTTCTATGGAAACGATGATCTTGGTAAGTTGGCTATGGCAAACCTATCTGATAACCCAATAGAGGAAGCACAAGCCATCAAGAAGATCCTTGGTTATCTTAAGACCACTGAAGGACGAAAGCTTATGGATGAAGCCCGTCTAACATCTGGTCAAATTATAGATGAGATGGAATATGCACGTATTGTTTATGACCGTGCTAAGTCTATTTTTATCAAGAGTGGCGATGACAAACTTAACACAGAACTTCTTGATAAGATACGAGTAGTCGATGGACGTACTGGTGAGTTTGTCATATCAGGAAAACTGACACTAGATGATCTACCAACTAATGATCTTGATATGCCAAGATCCGTTATCGGTCCAGAACTTGTCCCAGTAACAGATACAGGCAACTACACATCACCACTTATCCAGCAAGGTTGGACTTGGTTGGGTCTTTCTAACGCACGTATCTCACGTCAGCCTATTGCTGTATACGAAATGCTTGATATTCGCAAGCAGATGAAAGAGACAGGCTTTGAAGAAGAGTTCATTAAGAGCTTTATACGAGGCATTAATCCAGAAGATGCTGCAGCTGTTAGAACTGGTACAGAAAACGCTAAGCGTGAACTTGCTCTTATGGTTGAAGAACGTGCCGTATCACAGGTTAATGCCTATGTAGATAATCCTTTGGTACGTAGCCAGATTTCATTTGGGCTTCGTAACTTTGCACGTTTCTATCGTGCTCAGGAAGACTTCTATCGTCGTATGGGTCGCCTAGTTAGGTACAACCCAGAGGCTATTCAACGCGCAGCACTTACATTCGATGGTGTTTCACACTCAGGATGGATTCAAGAGGATGATCGTGGAGAGTTGTACTTCGTATATCCACACTTTGCACCAGGATATAAAGCAGTACAGACAGCGCTGACAGCGCTAGGCGTTCCACAAGACTTTAAGGTTCCATTCCCAGTTCAATTCGGTGGAGCAGTCAAGATGCTTACACCTTCTATGAACCCAGATTCACTATTGCCTACATTTGCAGGACCTGCAGCAGCCTT